TGTGCCCATGCGCATCACGCCAGGCGTGACGATTTTCAACCCCGCTGCGGCGAATGCGCTGATGCGGAACTTGACGGGCGCAGCGGACATGGGCGCGACTGCTCTGACAGCGCAACTGGACGCTAGCGCGATGGCTATTGCGACCGGCGTGGCTGCAACCGCAGTGGGCGACCAGGTGGGGCTTCACTTCACGGCAGACGCAGAACTGTGATCGAGGGCGTATTCGATGCCTCAATTTTTGACGACGCAGCATTTCAGGTCGATGAGATCGAAGTGTTCATGGCCGACGTTGAGACCTACGAGGACAACTTCTGCCAGGACCACGGCCCGATTCACCTGCTGCCGCACGAGCTCGCGGAGCGCCGGCGCTTCTGGATTAAGTTCCTCAAGGACTGGAAGCGTGAGCGGGACGAGAAACGGGAGCGAGATGAGCTCGCGCTCCTCACGCTCTACGCGGTGATGCCATGAACCGACTGCCACCGAAAGAGATCGCGCGCCGCCGGGTGATCGAGCGGCTGGACATCTCGAAAGGACGCGGCGTGATCGTCGCCCACGGCCGCACGCTCGAAGTGAAGTTCGATGACCTGCTGGACTTAGCCCAGGCGGTCGAGATGATCATGGTCAAGCTGACGGGCAAGGTGCTGAACGCGAAGTTCCGGCCGATCATCCGGAACCGCGCGGCGCTCACCTACGATCACGTGATCGGCGGCGACTACACGCTCTACGACGGGAGCCAGGGCCGCTGTCCGCTCCCCGCGTTCACCGAGTGCAACGTGACGGAGCAGGTGGTGAAGACGCACTACCTACTGATCGAGTCCGGTGGCAACCGCTGGGACAACTGGTTCGGGCGCCTGGATGAGATGGTGAAATGCCTCTACATCGTGGTGCGCGAGGCCCAGGGCGATCCGTACGTGCCCCGGCCCGCGATCTACATCTCGAAGCGCCCGCAGGACAATCTGCTGACGCTCCAGGGGGCGGCCAATGGCTGAAGCGCGCGCTGCCGCTACTGCGGTGAAGGCGGTCCCGGTGCTCGCGACGCCCGAGGACTATGCCGCGACGTTCGAGGGCTTCAAGCCCGGGACGAAGGTATTGCAGGACCTGTGCGCCCGCTTCCACGATCGCAACACGTACTCGCCCGGCGGTGTCGAGGGCCAGCGCGAGACCGAGCGGCGCGCGGCACAGAAGGAAGTCGTGACCTGGATTCTGAGACGGATGGGACAAATCAAAGGAGACGAAAATGCCTGACGACCCGAACCCGGCCCCTGCTGCGCCCGCCGTAGCGCCTGCTGCCGCACCCGCACCGGCCGCACCCGCAGCTGCGGCCCCGGCTGCTCCTGCACCTGCTGCAGCGCCATCTACTACCGCAGCCCCTGCGGCGCCGGAACCGACGCTGCTTGAGCAGATCGGGAAGCCTGGTGCACCGGCCGCAGCCCCAGCCACCGCCCCTGCCGAGACCCCGGAAGCGAAGGCGCTCCAGGCCGCCGAGAAGGACACGCGCCGCCCGAAGGAAGTGCCCTCGAAGTACTGGGACGCGGAGAAAGGCGTGGTCAACTACGATGCCTGGGCGAAGTCGACGACAGAGCTCGAGACCCGCATGCGTACGCACGGGCTTCCGCCGAAGACCGCCGAGGAGTACAAGTTCGAGCTGCCGAAGGAATTGAAGGACGCTGGCGTCGATCTCGACCCGGTAATGGCCAAAGGCTTTCGGGACACCGCGATGCAGATGGGGCTCACCCAGAAGCAGTACGAGGGCGTGATGAGCGTCTACTTCGGGAACGTCGCTGGCTTGGCCGACCAGGTGAGCCAGTTCTCCGCGACGAAAGCGCGCACAGAACTCCTCGCCTTCTACAAGACCGAGGAAGCGATGACGAAGAACGTGAAGGCGGCATTCTCCGCATTCAGCGCCTACGCGGACGAGCGCGACATGGCGATGATCAACCGCATCGGCAACATCCCGGCGATCATCCGCGTGTTGGCGAAGGTCGGAGCCGAGATGGCGGAGGATCCGGGCGTGAGTGCGGAATCGATCCTTGACGCCGACAGCCTGGAGACGCTCATGCGCGGTGCGCCCGGCAAGGATGACTCGCCCTACTGGAATAAGTCTGACGCGCGGCACACGGCTACGGTCGCAAAGGTCATGCGTCACCACGAGGCAGCCGCAGCATCGAGGCAACGCAAGGCCGCCTGAACGAACACACGCCCGGACACGCCGAACAACCCTACGGGGCCGGCGCCGGGCAACTGAGGAACAACCGGGACACCGGCCCTCCGCCCCGCCAGGCGCAAAACGGCAGGTAGTAGAAGTGACTAGCGTGGCCCATCGGCTAGAGCGCGCAAGCGCCAGCTAAATGATGGCACAACCCGCGAAAAGTGAAGCGTCCTTTAACTTTTTGTGGAGAGTGCCATGAAACCTCTGAAATTCGCCGGCGGGATCCTCGCCGGCATCATCGTGGCGGTAGCCGCTCTGCTGCTCACCGCCACGCAAATCGCAGTTGCAGTGCCCCGAGCGATACTCGGTCTGGAGTTGCCCGAAGCGCTGAAGTTGAAGCACGGTATCGCCTGGTCCTTCCAGGTGACCGAAGCATTCGTGCAGCAGTTCAGCGCGAACTTCGTGCATCTCGCGCAGCAAACCGAGTCGCGCCTGGGGAGTCGGGTGCGGGTCGAGCCGAATATTGTCGGCGACTCCAAGAAGATCAACCGGATCGGTGCCACGGCGGCGCAGAAGAAGGTCACGCGCCACGGTGACACACCGCTGATCGAAACTCCGCACTCCACCCGCTGGATCGACCTGGACGACTGGGAATGGGCAGATCTTGTCGACGAACTCGACAAGAAGAAGATGCTCGCTTCCCCGGAGTCCGACTACCTGAAAGCGGGCGTCGCGGCGATGAACCGTTCCAAGGACGACACGATCTACGCTGCCGCACGCGGCAACGCTCGTTCGTCTACGGGCTCGGTCGCGCTGACCGCGGCGCAGAAGGTGGCGGTCGGGGCCGCGGGTCTCACCAAGGCAAAGATCATCGCCACCAAGAAGCTCTTTCGCGCCAACGAGGCCGACGAGGAGAACGGGGAAAACCTGTACTTCACCTACGGCTCCGAGCAGATGGAGGACGTGCTGGGCGACACCACGTTGACCAGCTCCGACTTCATCTCCGTCCAGATGCTGCAGGAGGGGAAGGTCGGAAAGCGCTGGATGGGCTTCGAGTGGGTGCCGTTCGAGCGGGCAGCAAAGGTCGTGAACGATCGGTTCCAGATCGCCTGGGCGAAGAGCGGTCTCGCCCTGGGCGTTGGTGCCGAAATCATGACGCGCTTGACCGAGCGCTCGGACAAGTCCTACGCCCTCCAGCCCTACGCGCGCATGTCGATCGGCGCGGTCCGGGTCGAAGAAGCGAAGGTCGTCGAAGTCTCCTGCCTCGAATAGTCGAGCGGGTAATGCGTGTAGCAAGGGCTTGAGACAGGCCACTTCGGCTTGAGACAGGCCCTCTTTTAAGGAGCACGAACATGAAATTGAAACTCTGCATGATCGCGGTAGCCGCCGCACTGGGCAGCGTCCGTGAGCGTTTCAGCCAGCACTTCGGCCCTTCAGTGCCCTCGCGCTTCGGACAGTCCGGGGCGGTCGTCAACGTCAAATCCACCACCCTCACCAACCTCGACGCGGCCCAGGTCGTGCGTGCGAAAGCGTTCGCGAACGGGGCGCCGCTGAAGGAGTGGGTGGAGGTAACAACGCAGACCGCCGGCGATTCCATAGCCTCGGTGTATCGATTCTTCCGGGTGCCATCGTGGATTCGCGTATCGGAAATACTGGTGGATAGCCCCGACATCGGCACCACCGGCATCGCCGACATCGGGCTGTACAGAACCGCTGCAGACGGCGGGGCGGTAGTCGATGCGGACTTCTTCGCCTCGGCGTTCGTCTTGTCCGGCGGCGCGGTGGCGAACAGCCAGGTGGCGCACGAGTCCGCCGTGGTGGCGGTAGCCGACTACGGCAAGCGGATCTGGGAGCAGTTGGGCCTCGCTGCCGACCCGCAGGTGTACTACGACGTATGCATGACGCTCACGGCGGCGCACGATGCCACCGGGATCGTCGCGCTGCGGCTACGCGGCACAGAAGTCTGACCGGCCGCTGCAGGGAATGCCCGGGGGCTCAGGCTCCCGGGCG